TCCCCGACACAGCCATAGCGTAGAATGTTTCCCTCCGGGTACCCCAAATTAGTTGGCGTTACGCCTGCCTGAGTCTCAGCGGCCGTCGTTAGATAGAGAGGCATCTTGGCGGGAGCCAGCCCACTCGGCGCGCACGCCGATGCACCGCATCCCATCAGGGTATAAGCGGGTTGTATCGGCGTGATTTGCGATTCCGACACTGTCGCCAGCGTCACCAACGCAATCAGTCCAAGTAATCTCTTCATGTAAATACCCATTGATTGACGACGTATTTGAGCACCGCTGCGTTCTGCGGCGAGAGAACGGCGGTCACGCCTCCAGGACATGCAAACTTGTTCCCGGCGCTCGAACTTGCCGACAGGTTCGAGAAGTAGATCACATCGGTCGTACTCGGATTGTAGATCGTGATTGTCCAATGGTCCGGTACACCGCTCGCCGAGAGGCCCGTGATCGTCGAGCCGCCGCCCGCTGGGGTGAGGATCAAGCGATTGGTTGTCCCTCCGACGTAACCTGCGGGCGCATAGTTGTTGACCGACGCGGCGACTGTTGCCGAGACGCTGCTAACGAAGTTCGCAATAGCCCCCGCAGTCGTCTGCGATGACACGCCTGCCTGCTCAACAACCGCGAGCTCGGCACCGGTCAGCGCACTCGCGGATGGCGCATTGGCAACGAATGTATTGAAGGGGGTAGTCGGCATGTCTTAACTCGGCGTCAATAACAAAGACCCAGAATCATTCGTCAGGTCACTACTATTGGCATCATTGGTCAAAATATTGTGAACTCCGCTGCCGCCACCGCCTCCAGAGATGCCCGTCACGCCGCTCCATAGACCGTTCTCAGTGCCACCGGAAAGACCATCGGTGCCTCCCCACAATCGATTTCCTGTAGACCAGCCAGCCATCAGTACGGCACCGCGCCCGATTGCAGGAAGGTCGCGCTCACGGATCCTGATCCGCTATTCAAGAGCACCCTTGCAAACACAGGCGCATAGGCAAAATTCGATTGCACGGAGCCCGTCGCACCGACTCCGGCAGCGTCCGAGGTCGCGATCCACGTCACTGCGGATGGCGTCACGGGATTCGTCGGGCTATTGGGATCGTCCAATGTTGCCTGGATGGTGTAGTTCACCGTTCCTGTCGCATCGCATTGAATCGAGATCGCCGAGGGCGCGAAGTCATCGAACCTTACCCAAGGCGTCGAACCCACGGTCGTGCCCTGGTTCACCGTGATCGAGGTCACCGTCGCGTAGTCGAGGGCCGACGCATAGGTCCCGGCGACTGCCTTACCGGACTCGCTGATCACCGATCCGGTCGGTGTCGTGCCCGTGATCGTGAACACCGTCGTGGTATCGGCTGTCGTGATCAGGACTCGGCGCGGGTTATCGAGGGTGGCGACGCCACCGACGGCCAGCGTGCCGTTGAGTGTCAGCGCACCAGCCGCCCCCGGCGTCTGCGAGAGCGCGATGTTATTTGTCGAAGCGGCTGCTAGGGAACCTACACTGACGGTGATTGGACGCATTCCTTACTCCTTAAACAACGACGGGTCCGCAAGGGACCCGTCTCGCGCCACGGTCATCGTGACTCCTCAATCCATGCTTTCGGACATCACCGAGCGCCCCGCCGGCTGCTTGCCCGTGTGGCTCGAGGTCAGCGGACTAGTCTCGGATCCTGCGCGACCTCCGGATTTGCGCGGTTTGCGCCCCAAGTGATGCGTGAAATGCTTGCCGTGCACGCTCATCGCCTCGTGATGCATCGCGCGGCCACCGCCCTTTTTCTTGGCGCGGCCGCCGTGCTTCTTCTCCTCGGCCTCGGCGTCGATCTTCTTCGCGTTCACGCGCATTTCAGGCTTCGTGTCGACGTCCTCTTTTTCCTCGTTGACGCCGCCGGTGCCCTTGTGTGCTCGCTTGCCTTTCATTTCATTTCACTCCTTAACCGAATTGTTGCAGTGCAACCTAGCTGGCGAGGTTTATGCCTTGGCCGTATTCGACCGTCAGCGTGAACACCCCGCTTCCGGTATTGGTCGAGGTTACCACGATCTGCACATCGGTGTTCCCGACGTTATCCCAGTTCGCGATGTTGGTCGCATTGGTTCCGGGAGATACGGCGACTTGGCCCAATGCACCGGACGTCACCACCGCACTCGCTGCGGTGAATGCCGTTGCGGATGCGCTCGAACCGATCCCTAGCGTCGTCGCCGATCCGGTCAGCGCGGTCGTGACCATGACCTTGATCGCGGTGATCTGACTCTGCGCCGGGATCACGATCCCCGAGGTGTAGACACCGTTCGCCGACGGTCCCGCCTGCGTACAGACCTCGGACTGCATCATGTGGGCATAGCCCACGTTCGCGGTGCCCGCCGTGCCACCGAGGCCAGCTAGATTCCCCGATCCGTCGCTGTGGATGACATTGCCCGCGAGCAACGGACCGGTGACCGTCGTGCCGGGGAAAATCGGTGAACCGTTCGCGTTCGGGTAGCCTACACCGCCGTTGACGTCAGACATGGTTCATTGCTCCATTACGACGTTGGGAAGTTCCCGTACAGGGCACGCCAGTTAAAGTAGGATAAACTGTAGCGCTCGTAGGCCTTGACAAGGAGGTTCTCCGTAACGAAGTCCACCTGCATATCCGTCTCAAACGGAATGCGCTTCATGTACGCGAGGCCTGCGATGTTCGTGAGCATGAACCACGCGTAGTTCGAGGTCAGGAAGTCCATGACCAGGAAGCCTTCGGGGATGCCGCCGGCCGTCGAGAGGATCGCGTTCACGTCGTTGTCCGCCGTTCCGGGGCGCAGTTCGGTCTTTGTGAGCCGAATCGCGACCGGCTCCAGCGTCGGCGGAATGATGAGTTTCCGGCCGCGCGCAAACATTTTCAAACCCGCTTGATCGCGGAAGTTCGTGCGGATGGAGATCTGCGTGTTGAGCAGCGTCGCCTCGTTCAAGTCAACTTGAGTCGTCGGCGTATTCGCGATGGTCTGGCCATCGATCGGATGCGTGGTCGCGCATAGCGCCACACCATCGCCGTTGACCGCCGCGTTATAGGTCGTCGCCGTGTTCAAGACATTCGCGGCGTAGATCTCCTTCGTTTGATGGAAGGACTCGATGAGACCTAAATTCGACGGATGGAATTGGGTCTTGTACAGGTTGTCGTCGATCGCCTTGCGGGTGATCGCATAACCCAACGCGATCTCGTTGTGCTCCTGGTTGTAGACGTAGCGCTCGCCGGCGTTGTTGTCGAAAGAGGTCTGACCGCCTTCGGTCTTCAGTTGCGCCAATCCCAGGTACCGCATCTCGGCGGTGCGCTCGAGGGCGAGCTTCGAGTCGAATGCGGTGAAGACTTTGTCATATTGGCTGGGTATCTGCTCGTACTTTCCAATAATTCCGCGCAGCCCTGGGAGCAAGAGGTCTTTGATCTGACTGAGATTGATAGCCATGACTCATTGCTCCTAAGTATTGATCGCCGTGGCGTTCTTGGTCTCGACGTTGTTGAACGCTACAACTGCGTAGTTGTACGCCCCCGCCGCGGTACCGGGCGACCCCGGTGGATCAAGAACGAGGCCGACCAATCGGAATGGATACGCTGCGGTCGTCGCGCCTCCGTGGATCAGATACGCGCCGGAGAGGCCGGTGGCCGTCGATCCGGTGCCGATGTTGAAGTCGAAGTTCGCGCCCACATCCGCTTGAGCCACGCCGGTCGAATCGGTCTGAACCGTGAATTGAGCGTTCAGATCGTTGCAGACATAGGCTTCGATGGTCGACTGGTTGCCGACGGCGACATCGGATCCCGGCCAGTAGTTCGACCAGACGGTGCGCTTCTGCGCGGTCGATAGGTATTTGCAGCCGTAGAAGATGCCGGCGAGCGTGACAGTGCCCGATCCCGCGGATCCTGCGGCCTGAATGAGGGTGCCGTCGCCGGATGCCTTGCGGACGACCGGATCTCCGAAATAAATGGCGGACGCGTTGTAGTCGATGCCGCCGTTGGAGAAGGCGACGAGCTCGTACGTCGGAACGGAGCCGGTGCCCTTGCGCTGTTTGAACCCGAAATAGCCAGCGACATTCGCCATGACGAACTCCTACTCGGAGGTCATCATGCGCAGCCGGAGCGATGGAGGACCTAAAAAATTCTAGTTCAAGGCTTGGCACCGGGCCAAGCAGGTGCGCTGATTAGAATACCATTTCGGGTGAGTTGTCAACTTCGGGCCAGCGAGACCCATAAAAAAGGCCGGCGGGGCTCACCGGCCAGCAGGGAGAACAATGACGTATTAAGTATAGCCGCCGCAGTGGATAAAGCAACGCCAACAGAAGATGTGATGCGGCATGTGCGGTGCCTTCTCGCAGTTGGCGCAGAGGGTGAATTGCACCTAAGCCGCGTCTCCGAACAGCATCGTCTGGTGCTGCCTGCGCTGCATCTCGCGCGTATTCTGATGTGGCCACCAGCGCGACGGGCCTTTGTGCACGTAGCCGCACATTCTGCGTGCCATGCGGATCGTAATCTGTGCGGGACCGGTTAGGAACGTCGACTCGGCAGCGCGCATAATTTGCGCGGAGGTGAATCGGCGATGATCCGCAGCCGGTGGTCCGACGCCGTGCGCGGGTTTCTGAAACGCAAACAGGCGGTTGTGCTTGCGGCTAAGGCGTCGTTTCGCCTTGCGGAAATTCTGGTTCACTTGGGCCATGGGCTATTTATCCGGTATCGGCATCTCGTAGGACTTGCCGAGTTTCACCAGCCGCTTGCCGTGATTGTCGGGCTGGAATGGCGAGTCTGGCCCTGCCGGCTCGCCGTACAACTGCTCCTCCTTCTGGCCGACTTGCTCACGAGCTCGACGCAATTCGAGCGCCTTCATCTTGGCGGTGATCTCGGCGGGTCGCTCCATGAGAATCATGCCTTCGCGCTCGATGATGGATCCCTCCCAGCCGACGGGCATCAATTCCGGATGCCTGCGCGCGGGGACTGCTTCCCAGCCGGCCTGGGCGAGCGTCACTTCGTAGGACGGGTCCGGCTTCCCAAGGATGGTGTGCCTGCGATATTCGTAACTCCATCCATCGGGGATGATGCGCGGATCAATGTAGAACTTGTCCTCGCCTTGAGTGGCGCCCTCGACATAGCCCATGAGTTCAGCGGCGCGACGGGCGGCTCGAGCGCGGGGTTCTTCCTCGATGAATTTCTCGGGCTTGGCG